GTTTGGGTCGGACGCAGTAGACCCCCTGCGCAGCATAGGCTGCACCCAAGACTCCGTCGCGGTGATAGAATTTCACCCAGTCGGCATCCACACTGAACGTGTCAGCCGTGATGGAAACCACTTCCCAGTCCTTGGTCACAATTTCGTATTCTGTTAGTTTATCCATAATCTTACGCTTGGGCTAACCATTGCATCACTTGTTTCTGAAACTCAGGATCGGTCTCGTAGCGCTTGCGCTCACGCTCGAAGCCAGGACGACCCGCGATGATCGCTTCGGCCCGTGACTTGCTGTTCAGGGTCATGGCGTTCATTTCGCCGATGCCCATTGCCGACCGGACGCGGCTGTCTTCGTTGAGCACCTTGAACCACTGAAGCATGGCGGGCTTCATGCTGTTCGGGATCTTGTTCGGATCCAGCTCGAACGCCTCAGCGACGCGCTTCACTTTGTCCATGTTCAGATCATAGTCAGCGCCCCACTTGTTGCGCATTTCCATCTGATAGGCTTGCTGGGCCGCTTGTGCGTCGGACTGGTCTTGCTCAGCAAAGGTGCGCTCGCGCTCGATCTCCAGTGCAGCCAGCTCGCGAGCTGCCTCAACCGGAACGTGATACTTGTGCAGGATGGCTTCGACCTTGCCGCCGTGCTCGCCGTCCCACTCCATGCCTTGAGGCAATTCCTTGGGGGCCGTAGACAAACCGTAACCGGTTGCCACGTCGGGAGCGCCTACTCTTTCGCGGTAAGTCTTCACGACGGTTTCTTCTGCGTCAGCGCCGGGGATCTCGACAAGCTTGTCGCTACCCATCTGAGACAGACGTTGCCGAAGCTCTGCCGCGCCCTTAGCCAGGTTCTCAACGCTGCCATAATGAGCCACGGTGGACGCATACGGTGACAGCGCCTCATACTCGCTGAAGTTCTCGGAGAACTTGCCGTCTTGGCCGATGTATTTGTGCAGGCCGCTAAGCTCAGCAGTTGTCGTGGTTGCGGCCTGCGTCTCAGCCGCCTGAGTCTGCTCAGCTGCCGTCTCGGCGGTAGTCGTGGTTGTTTCGTCGCTCATTTCGATTTTGTGGTCGCGGTTTTCTTAGCCGCCCTCTTCCGTGGCGTCTTCCGCTCGTAGAGTTTCAGGTTCTTGCTTTTCTTGATCTTCTTCGCCTCTTCGATTTGTTCCCAGATCACGAAGAAAAGTTGCTGGCGTCCGGCGATCTCTTCCGGGCTGAGTTCAGGCTTGCGCTGTTCCCTTAACACTCGCGCCGTCTTGAAAGGGCACTGCCGACAAGGGACGCCGTCCTTGATATCCATGTAAGCCCACGTCGCCACGAGCTTCATAATGGGGCGGTCATCCCCTTCCGCGTCGGCGAGCACGGTAAACGCCTCGACCGCTAGTAAATTCTCACGCTCCTTGTCCGTCATTGCATCATCTGCGCTTGAGCCGCAAGCATCTGCTGTTGTGCACGCTCGGCTCGCACTTCCTCAACTGTCCGGTCATCTTCCTGCCCTTGTTCACGCATCCACTCGTGATCTCCGCTTGAGTGCCGGAAAAGGGTTCGTGCTGCTACGTCCGGCTTGAAGTTGTCGAACACCGGAAGGAATACATCGGGAGCCATCTGCGTAAGCTGCGCGATTTGCTCGAAGGTCATCAGTGCACCGCTGTCCTTCGTGGCTTTGATCGCCAGAGCAATCCGTGAGTTGAACTCAACCTTCGGCTCCGACAGCATGTTGTTGACCGTCATCACTTCCGGAATCGGATCAAACTGACCGTGGCGAAGCAGTAGGCGGAAGATGCGAGAAACGCCTGGCTCAAGCAGGTCTTCTTGCAACAGGTCAAAGGTCGGTGAGAACTGGTCAATCTTCTCGTCAAGCCGCGCACGAATCTCCATCGCCGTGCGTTGCCGGTCATCCATCTGCGCGAACATCTGGAACAGGCCAACCATGAAACAGTCGTTGATGCGCTCGCGCTTCTGCTGCGCACGCTCAAGGCCCTGGCGAACGTCACCGGGGTCTCCCCAGGTCTTCGGCTCATGCATGTCGCCAAGCTCGGGATTCCAGATCGTGCGACCGCCTTCGCGCCAGTCAACTTGCCCGTCCATGGCGTCTGTCACCAGGTAACGAGGATTCACCTTGAGGGCCACCACCGCGTCCAGTTGACCTTCCAGGCGATTCGTCTGCTTGATATCCGGCAAGGCCAACATTGCGGGCGAGTAGCCGTAAGGGCTTTCACTGTCGCCGTAGCGGCTCCAGCGACCAAAGCGCGTCACCAGATACGGCATTTCCTCAAAGCCGCCTTCATCGAGCACCTTGCCGCTTTCGCATTCCACCCATACCGAAGCGTAAGGCATGGTGAACTTGGACTTCATGCCTGCCCTCTCGCCGTCTTCGCGAGGGTAAACCATGTGGATATACCGAGCAGTCTCGTTCCACTTCTTCGGGTCTTTGGCGCACTTGAGAATCTTCTCCGGCAGTTCCTCGCCGAATTCCTGATACGCTTGCCGGTGACTCCAGATGTGCTCGCATCCCACCGTGTCGATGTAGCCCTGAGAGTCTTCGGAACAAACGAACGTGCCGACTTGGTAAGCCTTGAAGAACAACTGCTGGCGCTTGTCGTCCCAGTCGATGAACAAGCAGGCCGTGCCGAAGCACCCGCGATCCAGGTAAACCTCGTGGATCTCGTTGTAGAAGTTCGACTTGGCCAGAGCAATCCGCATCTTGTCGGATGAATCAGCGCACCAGTCCTTAGCCCCTTCATCATTCTCGGCCATCGGAACTTCCGGGCCGGGAGCAAGTTCAAACCACGGCGTTTCCCGTGGCGTCATCCATGCAAGCTGACCACGAGCAAGGGTCATGTTGGCCATGACGCCGGTCGTATCATAGAGACGGCGGAAAGGCGTGTTATCTGGCGTTTCTCCAGAGGTGGCGCGGTCTTGGATCTTCTGCGCCTTAGCAGGCTGGATATACTCGGCAAGCTCGCGCCAATCGTTGATCCACGGATCACGGGCGGTCTTGAGCTTGTCGTAGTGGTCGAGTATTTCCTTGCCGGTCTTCATTAGCACGTAACGATTACCTCCTGCGACCACCAGGGCTGCGGGTAAGGAGGCGGGTTAACGGGGTATGGGAGCGGAATGAATCGCTCAGCCGGTTGCGCTTCCTTCAACGCCCTCTGTAAGCGCATAAAATCCCATAGGCCGGAGTCGGCCAGGGCTGCGCTCAGCGAGTCACGCAACTCCTTAGCTTCCTGTTCGGACAATTCGATTTCCTGGCCTTTGATCTTGATCGTGACCGTGGCCTTTCGTTCTACCGATAGCTTGCTCATTAACCCAAGGTGTCAGACTTCTTGTAACCGCCAGTCTCGCCAGCTTGAACAGTGCGAGCCATGCCAGTGCGACGACGGCGACGACGACCATTCACGCTGCCCTCTTGATCCGTCTCGTCGATATATTGCGTGGCAGGCTCAGCCGGTTCCGGTGCTTGCGGCGCACGCGGGATAGACGGAATGTTGAAGTTCGGCATCTTGGGTTGCTGCACCACGTTGTTGATAACGGGTGGCGCAACGCTAGCGACCGATTGCGCTTGTTGGATAGATTGCTCTGCTTGCTGGATAGCAGGTTTCTCTCGTGTGCCTTTCGTCCGCATGGGTCTACTATGCAGGAAGCGCAAACACGCGCAACCAACTGCAAATTCGCTACACCGCAAGGATGGTGTCGCCGCCTCTCCTGGGGCGTCTTGGCTTAGCCGTGAACTCTCGACCCACCATGCCTAGCGCATAAGCCTCAGCGAAGTATCTTGCGGCATCGGCTGAGTGGGAATGCTCGTCGTGAACGGGCCTTTCCCGTAGTGTCGCGCCTGCCTTGTTCTCGTGCTTACGATACAGTTCAAGGTGGCCGACGCCACCCACTTTCTCTTCGCCGTCTACTATGCGCGTTCCTGCGCAACGGACGTGGAAGCGTGACCGCTTGAGCAGTTCGCGAAGCTCGTTGATACCAAGGCTAATGTCGGTTGTTCGTGGCAGCACCACAGTATTCGTCACGCCGCAATCTTTCAGCGCCTTCTGATAGGACCAGCCAACCGACGTCGCGTATCCTGCGTCATGCGGCAGGAAGTGTGTCGCGATTGGATAGCGTGATGCCCACTCCCGCACTACCCCAGCATAATGCGCTGGCGTCTCCCCTTCGTTCTCATACCAGTCGATCCACCAGATTTCAGGGCCGACCAACTGAACCGCCCAGATAGCCGTTGAGTCTGATTGGCCAATATCCCAGAAGCAATGCACCGGGTAGCGCTCATGCTCGAACTCGTGAATCCTGCCCTTGGCGCGAAGGCTTGCCATTTGCTCGCCGTAGTAAGCGCCGCTCAACGGTGCACGCCACGCGTCCTCCAGCGTGCTGGGGTATTCCTTGAACACAGCGAACCCGTGACGCTTCCACTTGGCGAGGTGAAAGGCTTTCTGCGCGTCATCCAGCACAATCCCCCGCTCCTCAAGCTCGGCGTAATATCGGCGCTGGATGTCGTCCGGTCGCGGCGTGCTGTGTTCAATCCGGCACTTCGGATCTTGCCACCACGCATAGAACTGAAGTTTGAAATCTTCCCGGCGTGGTTCTGGGTTCTCAAGGGCATCGGTCGCCATCTTGTAATGCTCGCCGACCTTGCCGCCTTCGTGGGTTGATTCGAAGATGACCAGCGCCTCTTCAGCAGCAGGCAACGCGCCATCGATAATGTCTCTGTCCCGGTCGCCTGGCTCGTTGGCGATCTTTCCGAACTCGGACACGTGAAGAAGCTGGAGTGTGTCACCTCGAAGCGTAGTTCCTACGCGGATTCGAGAACCGTTCGCCCACTCCATCGTTTTCTCATTGCACTTGGTCAGCGGAACCATGCGATGGATAAGCGCGTTCATCTCTTCCCCTGCTTGCCCGCCAAGTGATTTACCAATGGACTCGTAAGCGAACTTGATCTTGTTCAGCTTCTCAGCTGCGTCCGGCAGAGAGAAGTCGATGATACCCGCCTTGGTGTGCGGAACGAACAACATGCGATCAAGGAACAGGACCGCCGTAAGCGTAGAGAACCCGATCTGGCGAGACTTAACGATGATGTTCTTCCAGTGGATGTCATAGAGGAACTTCTCTTGCATCACGTTCGGAACGAAATGCACGGGTTGCCCGATCTTGGGCTTGACTTGGTAGAGGTTCCACAGCCTCCACTTCTCATCGCGTAGAAGCTCGGCAAGCTTACTCATCAATCGTGGCGACTGGGCCGGTATGACACCGGGTAATGATAGAAGCCAGAGTCAGTGGCTTGGATGAAGTTGTAGGTGACCCAAGGCTTTCCGTTGGACCAACTACGGCACGCGCTACCGCCAACCATTCGTGCAGCGCTTATGCGTTTCTCGGGCAGTCTGGCTAGTGCGATCGCTGTCATTTGTTTGCAGGTTGAGTGGTCCAACGACGTGAACCGTAATTGTCAATCTCTTCAACGCGGGCTTCGAGGTCGGTTATGCGGTCGTCCCGGTTTTCCATCTGAACGCGCATTACCTCAAGCTTCAGCTCGACATAGACGCCAATGCAGCCTGCGCCGATCACGAGAATGGAAACCAGTGTGGCTACTTCCTTCCAAGCTACTCGGCCCGCCCCTGCCGTGATCCCTGTTACCGCCCGTGTCAGTTCATCTAAGCGCCCGAACATGCCGGACTTGAACGCGTCGAAGTCATCAGACAGTCGCTCAACGGACTTCTCCAACACGTCGAGCCGAGCATTGGCATTGCTGGCTGGTGTGCGCTTAGATGAGGATTGAGAACCCGACATTTACTTGCCCTCGGCGCGCTTCTCCAGTTCGTCGATCACCTGCTTGGCGATGTCGGAATCGCTGTTCTTTGCACGACTCTTAATGTCCGCAGCGCCTTCCATGATAATGAAGACGATCAGAGCAGCAATGCCGCCCTTGATGCTGCCTGTGGAAACAGCGCCGCTAGCGAACTGCTCAATAGCAACAGCGGCAGTTCCGCCAAGGCCAGCAAGGACGCCAGCAAGAAACTTCCGGCCACCGAGTTCATTGATAAGCTTTCTCATGACCCATATTCAGGGCAAGAGATCGCAAGCGCAACACGGTCAGTCTTTGTAGATAACCCAGTCCTCGCTCAGCATATCAGTCTGCGATGCAAGCCATCCAGTTAACACTGCTCGCCGACCAGAGCTGTTTGTTGTCCACATACGGATAGTTCCAAGAGCCTCAAAAGTATCCCCTTCCACCTCACTGTCTATAACGGCCCGCAAGCCTGGGTCATGAATGGCGGATTTAGGCACTTGGCCAGCCGGGAGCAGGAACAGAAACATGCCTTTCCCGTTCCAGCCATCGCGTGCAATCTTCTTCCCTGCCTTAAGCGCCTCAAGGGCTGCTCCGAATGTTTGATTAGTTTGATCAATCTCCATCCTGCAAAGATTCCCTACAGGATGCTGTGACGCAACACGGTTGCCCTAGTACTATTTGCCCTTACCCTCAAGCATGGCTCGAACCATCTCCCCTGCGGCGGAAGCAGTGAAGCGCGAATTGAAGCGCTTTCCAAACACACCCACGGCGACACTCGCGAAGAAGCTCTACACGAAGTCGCCCGAACTCTGGCCAAGATATGAAGCGTGCCGAAGCATGGTGCGCCGCTATCGAGGAAACAACGGAGAGTTGCACCGTAAGGATGCAGCAACGCAAGAGCACTTCCGACCGAACGTCATGCCTGGAAAGGTGTTCGACGCCCTGCCGGAACCGTGGCAAGACCTGAAGGATTCGCGGCCTTATCGCATCAGCGCTGAACGCTTGCTTGTGCTCGGAGACATCCATGGTCCCTTCCATGATAAGAGGGCGCTGGCGGCAGCTATCGAATACGGCACCGACGCCGGAGTTGACGCGGTGCTGCTCAACGGCGACCTCTGCGACTTCTACAACATCAGCCGATGGGAACGCGACCCAAGACAACGCGCCTTCAAGTATGAACTTGAGCAAATCCGCACCGTGCTGGAGGTCATGCAGCGATTCCTTCCTGGTGCTCGAATCTATTTCAAGTCAGGCAATCACGAGGACCGATACGAACGATACCTGAAGCTCAAAGCGCCGGAACTGCTCGACCTTGAATGCCTCAGCCTTGGCAATGTCCTTGGCCTGGATAAACTCGGCATCACAGAGATTGGCGACGCACAGCGCGTGCAGTTCGGTCAACTCTCCATCATCCACGGTCACGAGATCCAAACAAGCTCCGCCGTCTCCCCCGCTCGCGGCCTGCAACTCAAGGCGCGAACCACCGTTCTCGGCTCGCATCATCACAAGGCCAGCGCAACGCCGCCAGTGAAAGACTTGCTTGGCAACGTGTCACGGGCATGGACAACGGGCTGTCTCTGCAACCTGACGCCTGATTACCGGATCTACAACGAATGGAACCACGGGTTTGCCGTGGTCGAGATCACATGCCCCGAGACTGGGGCTTTCAAGGTGGATAACCTCGAGATCTCCAAGACTGGCGGAATCTACTCATGACAAACACAGAATGGATGAGACAACGGCTGGAACTCCGTGCTGGCATTGGCTGGCCTGAATCCAGGTTCAAGGGGGATGCGCAAGCAATTCTGCGCAAGATCGAACGCGAACTTCCGGGTAAGCGCTTCGTTGAGGGCATGGTGAATCGCCTTGTGATGGGTGCGCTTCGATATGGTCGAGAGCGCAACACAATGGCCGCTTACGATTATCTTGGCCGACTGGCCGGAGAGATCGACAAATACAAGGCGACCGGAAACACGGAGCACCTACTGGATGCTGCCAACATGCTCCTTCTTGAAAGCGAGTTCGGGCAGCACCCGCGAAAGCACTTCAAGGCGCTTGAGCGCAAGGACGACCTGTTCTTGACGAACTAGCGAGGCTTCTTGGCGTGCTCAGCGCGAATCGCTCGAACGATCCCAACAAACAGGATCATCAGCAGAAGCCATAGCAGGCCAAGCAAGAGCATGTCGCCAGCGTAGAACGTGGTCGTGTGACTGCCGATCTCAATGGTCATGCCTGACCGTGCCACATCACGAATAGCGATCAAGCAAATAGGCCACGAGTTGCGCTCTTTGTGCGGCGCTGATTGCTGAATTGCAGCCGATAGCCGCGTAGGCAGGTCCGTCGAACTGCATGCTGGCATGCGCTGCCCCTACGTCACGTGACCAGAGTCGGAGAGCAGACCACGAAGAGAAATCAGCGCCAATGATCGAGAGCACGCCGAAGTTCCCATTGGAGGCCGTGCGGAGTTCACCCCGAGTCGGCACTGAGGTTGAATTCCAGAACACTGTTGGCGACCCGCAGCCAACCGCCGATCCGGAGCCAGGCGCAGTATTGCTCGACCATCCGATCACTTCGCCGACCGCATCGCCCACCCCTGCCGTGTATTCGCCATCGTTGGACTGGTAGACCAGAAAGATCGATGCCGTGGCCCCGAGCGGATTCGTGATTGTGCTGTGCGGAATTGCGCTAGCAAGATCCAGGTGCGGTATTGCGCCGCTTGTGTCGTAGGTCGCGTTGCTGAACGTGAACTCCCGAGCGTTCGGCCCGCGATCACGCCACAGGATTACCGCGTCACCGTTCTCTGCCGGATCATCAGGGCCGGTGCCTTCAAGGATGTTGTTGGCATCGAATGAGTCCAGCCAGAAATCGAAGCCCGGAAGGTGTAATGGGCTGAACGGGACTGGCGAGTTGATATACTCGATCTTCTTCGGGCCTCTGCTCATCAGACAAGAACTCCTGAGATGGTGATGCAGACCAGTTCGCCGGAGAGCGTGCTACCGACTTGATCCACGTCAATACGAACAACAGACGTGCCGCCCACGAGATCATCGTAATCGGTGTCGATCACTGCGGGCGTTGCTGCGTCATCTGAATCATCCTCGCCTGCATCCACGGTCAAGGCGGTTGAGAGCGCGTCGTTGCCGTCCACGTTCATCTGGAAGCTTGCGGCCTGCCCGGTCGGCCCCTGCTCTGGGAACCGTGCGCGAACGCCAGTGATGATGCCGTCGAAGTTCGGATACCAGTAGGCTTGGCCGTTGCCAGTCTCGAGATTCACGTCGTTCGCGCCGATGTTGATTTGCACCTCGAACGTCTGAAGGTCTGACTCGAGCTTGCCTAGCGTGACGGCGTTCGCGGCGATCTTGGCCGTGGTGACTGCGAGCGCAGCAATCTTGGCGGTTTCGATGGCGAGATCTACAATGCTTGCTGTGTCCACCTGAACCACAGACCAGTTCCCCACGTTCGTTCCCGTGGCGTGATAGAGCGTTAGCGTATCCAGTTGCCAGCCGAGTTGCCCAATGCGATCCGGCGTGTCAGCCGCGCGCGCAGCGTCATCAGCGAACGTGTGCGAGGCGAACACATCAGCAGCCAGAGCCAGGTTAAGCGCTGCGGCCATCTGCGCGGCAGTGTAACCGGTGAGCTGATCGAGCTCGTTAAAGGCCAGGAACTTACTCGTAAGATCCTTGATATCCCCTGCTGCCGGTTGCTGTGAGGTTTCGCCGAGTCGTAGGCAGCGGTCGAGTTGCGACTTCACCTGGAGCAACTGAATCAATCCTCTGTCCAAGCGTTCCTCCAGTGCAGCAGCTGAAAGCGGCCCGCCTTCCTCTAGCTCCAGTTCCTGCGTGTAAGGGATGCTGCGATAGATCGTGATCGTATCCCCTGTCGCAACAGCGCTTGTATCCAGGATTGTGACAGTCCCGGTTGAGCCTGAGCCGCCCGAAACCGTGTAGTGCGTGGAGATCGTCAGCGTGGTGTCAATCAGCGTGTTCTGGTCAGTCACGACCACAACCAAGTCACTGGAGACATAGAACTGAAAGTTGATCGCGAAAACCTGCGGCTTCGTTGTGAGAACGCCGGAGGTTTGGTTGGTGTCGCTGGAAACGGCCATGCAAGATAGTATCCTCGCGACGACCTAGCGCAACACGGTCACGCGTTGGACAGCTTCGATATCGCCCTCAGTGCGAGGTTTGCGAAGTTGGACCCCACCTGGATTGCATCCTCTACGCTATCCACCACGTCTAGAGACGCATAGCGGTATTCCAGGTCTCTGCACCCCTTCGGGCAAACATGAATCACAAGGGTTTCCGGGTAACTGACCCATGAAAGCGTGGCGGGTTGAGATACATGATCCTTAATAAGGTCATTGATGCGATCAAGGATTACGGCAGCCTTCTCTTTGCTTGTCATGTGCCTATTGTGATAGCGGAAGCCCAGGAGCGCAACCGTTCGTGATCGCTTCATAGAGCCTGTCTTCAACGGACAGTTCTATCTTCACGGGCTTCTCGTCGCCGGTCATTCTGTTGTCCTCACGAATCGCCGCAATGACCGCAGCATAGTCCGACGCAGGATCATCCATGATGTCATTCAACTTGGAACGCTTCTTATCAAAGGACGCGTGCCTTGTCCGGAACACTTTGTCCTGGTATGCCCGGATGAAAGAGACAACGCCCTCATGCTTAATCATGAGACGCGAGGACTGTCGCATTGCGGTATCTTTGGACGCGCTTGGATACGCGAGCATATAAGCGTCAACCTGCGTTTTTCCATCGAGAATATGCAGCGCAAATTCCTGGTGCTGCATCTTCAGGGACAGGAACAATTCCCGCAAATCATCGGGTAAATCGTCAGAATCTTTCGCCATTGTTCCGGACTATATAACCGGACATCGATACGGACAACAAGGTGGACATTCACCCGGACATGGTTCCGGACATTTTAGGGACACGCTACCGGACATCGTGCCGGACATTCTTCTTGTCCCCTGTCCTTGTTGTGCCCGGACATTTTAGGGGCAACCTTAGGCTAATACCATGAAGTCTGACCGTTCTCTAATCGTCGCAGGTGCCGGACTTATTTCGGTCGCTATCCTGATTGCTGTCTGTTCCTTTGCGCAGTCGTTCCGTGTCCTTGCGGAACTGGGCGAGGCTTACCATTTGTCCCCGGCATGGTCGTTCCCGTTATCCATCGACGGCGTGATTGTGATGTCCATGATTGGGGCCTACTGTTCCATGCGCGCCAAGGCGCACGTCTGGCCCTATGTCGCGCTGATTGTCCTGTTCACGGCGCTGTCCATTGTCCTGAACGTCGCGAACGGACATGAAGCTGCGATGTCCTCAACCTGGCTCGGCGTCCTTGTCCATGCGGTGCCGCCATCGTCCTTGGCAATCGCGCTCAAGATCCTCATGCACATGGTGAACATATGGCACCTGATGACGGACAAGAAGGTGGCCGCAGCAACACGCAAGATGTCCAGCGCTGAGAAAACCAAGAAGGCGATTCTCGACAAGGTCGCGGAGCTGCACAAGATGGGCAAGACCGTGACCGAGATTGCGCAGATTGTCCGGCGCAACGAAAAGACCGTCCGGCGCTACTTGACCGAGATCAAAGCAAGCTGATTTGCTACGGTTACGGCGCTGAGAGCAGCAATTGCTACGCTTAGAAGGATGGCCGCAACGCACATGATTTTGTTCATCCTAGACGATCCGCGAGCGCGAAAGGTCTGCAATTCTTAAGTAAATATTTGATTCCGGGGTTTCTATACCCGGTGGGAACCATTGTAATCTTTAGACTCTTCTGACACCCAATCCTGGCTATTCGCCCACTTCCGAAACTCGGGATCGGCCTTGTAGAGTTCAGAATGGAGGATTTCCAGTGCTACTTCCTCCGGTTTTCTGCCGCGTAGCAGGGCTGATCGTCGCAGAGCTGCCCACATGTGGAGGTGGATTCCGAGAGTTTGCTTGATGTGCATAGCCAAAGTAGGTCAGGGGTTGCCTAACAATTGGCTAAGGAGTATGCCGAGTGACGGAATAGTTGCAAGTGTAATTAATTCGGAGCCCTACTGATCCGTATTTTCCCCTAGAGAATCTGCCCCATCATTCTGTATCAGATCTTCGACGTATTCTTTATACTGCGGGTCATAGTTATAGAGGCTCTCATTAACGAATTCCCTGGCGAGAGCACTGACGAGCGAGCCTCTACGGGCAGCGATCCTCCTAAGCGCATTATACTGAGCTTGGTCCAGTTTTACGGTAACAGCGTGGCGTTTTTGATTTGGCATTGTTAGGGCGGTCAACTGGACGGAATACTAGCAGTTTTCAAGGTCTTTTCGATTACAAAAATTACAAGAAGGTCTACTTTTTTGTTTGAACATGGAAACTATAGCATCTATGTTTCTTAAGTTTCCAAAAGACGACAATGAAAACCGATTTACTGCCTACTGAAAACGAATTCGATTGGAAGAGCTACCGCTGCGGCGATTACTCCTTTGGTGTCCAAGTGGACTGCTCCGAGAGCCTTGTTTCCGCTACCATGTGGGATGAAGCCGGGGGTGAATGGATTCCCTCTGTGGACATCTACCCATTCGCCGGAGAGATCGTTGTGGAAGGTCGCGACGGAGGAACACCTTTCACGCTGCCTGAGCTTGCAGCACTCCACGCACTGGAGCTTATCGCGCTGGAGCTTGACCTGCTTCCTGTCGATCTCAGTGGACACTTTGAACGCAGCCTGATCGAGGCCTGCAAGAACCTTTCTACGCAAGAGCGAGCGTAGTTGTTGAGGAGTGAACATGGAAGCCGGGGCGGGGTGAGAGCCGCCCCGGCAATTCTCAAAAGACTACGATCATGTGTTACTGCGACTTCGATCCACCAGAGGTTTACGACTACTACTTCCGCAAGGCCGTAAAACGGCACTGTTGCTATGAGTGCGGTGGCCGCATCGAGCCGGGGGAGAAATACGTCATCCATAAGGGTTACTGGGATGGGTGGCATGAATACAAGTGGTGCATGGAGTGCTACCACCTTTCGCTCGAGCTCTCCCAGCTTGATTGCCACTGCTATGCGTTCGGCGACCTAGGTCAAGCCATCGCAGAAGCCGAGGTTCATGATTTACTAACGCTCTTCCTGGCTAACAAACAAGAGCGCGGCGCGGACGTATCTGGCTGGATCGCCGCATGGGCCGAGACCGAGCATCCGGATCTCATGATATACGCAGAATAACCACTTTCAAAAGCCATGACAGCAATTGAACAACAACCAGTCGGGGCCGACCGCGTCAATCTTGGCGCAGTTCCAGCCAGTATCACCTCTATCTCGGCGCTTCGAATCGTCGGCATTCTCCGGTCAACTCCTTCCGTTCGGACTTCCGAGCTTGCTAAGCAAGTGGGTGTCAGCACGGCGGCGGTTACTGGCCTCGTGGACACCTTGGAGCGCAAGAAGCTTGTGCGCCGTGGAAACCTTGAGGGTGATCGCCGAGTCAAGATGATCCGCCTTACCGGATTCGGTAACGAGATCGCAGAGGCGATTTTTGCCAACTAACCTAAATACCGTTCCTGAACCATGAAAAACGAACTCGCCATTATTGAACCCATTACGGAGATCAAGCCGAAGTTTCGGCCTACCGTTCGCCAGAAGATCGGCCTTGCTTGCGCCGGTGTCGCAGTCTTCACCACGGGACTCTTCGCCATCCTGCCCAGCCCTTCACCGGTCGCGGGCTTCAATCCTGAGCCGGTCACCTCGTCCTATTCCAAGGATGTCTACCGCTTGCAGGACTCTGGTGCGGATTTCTTCCCAGCATACCGGGCCGTCCGCATCATTGAGGATGCTGGCAGTTACATCGTTTACCTCGATCTCCACAGCAATTCTCTTCGCCATGCTTACCTGTCCGAAGTTCGGATTGCTGGCCTTGAGAGCAACTTCTCCAACTAAGACAATGAGTATCTGCGACCGAATCCGCCATGCCGCAAATCTTACAGAGTTAAACTCTCTGGAGTCAGAACTCTTGGGCTACGAGTTCATTTCACGCGCAACCATGAGCCGAGCAAGACGATTCAGCCATGCGCGACGTCATCAACTCAAAGCGCAACCGGGTATTAAGCGCCCAACGCTTCGCCCTCAACCAATCCAACATCGATAACCTGAACCTACCTAGAACCATGAAAACCAAACTGACCCTTATCCTTGCAGCCGCTCTTATGGCGTCCTGCAAAACCACAACTCACCATTACTACCACGTGCCGGAGACTGTTATCGAGCTTCAGCCTTTCGACTCCTGCGCCTACTTGGGCGGTGAAGATGGGAAAGACATCAATCAACAGCAATACCAAATCCTTGAGCCGGTGCCTTATGCGCTGGCCGACTACCGATAAACGACAATGGAAAACGAACAAAAACATCAGGGCCTGTATTATCGCTTCGGAGAAGGCTCTATCATCCTTCAATCCTGCACCGTAGACGAGGAGGGATGGGAAGGCATCGGGTTGGGCATAAGGCCCACTGCGACGCCTCGCCCAGACTTGATCGGCCAGGACGTTCCAGAGGATCACCCGGGATTCCGCGCGGTTGGCTACAGTAGCTACGGGGAGCCGGGAGAAGTGACTCTATGGTTCAAGGACAAGCGCTCGATGGATGCACTCTTACAGTTCCTGGCCGAAATCCGCGCTGAGCTTCCTGATAATGCTTAGACGCATCTTCTTCGCTGCCGGAGTCACGTCAAGTTACATGACCTTTGAGTTCGGGGCATTGCACAACGGAGCTTACATCACATGCGCTGTGGCTGCGTGCCTCGGACTTCTCCACGGAATCTACACTTATCGAATCACGAAGCCATGAACAAGCCGGAACTCATCGAAGGCTCAGAGGTCTTCTACAAGATCCACGGTTACCCAAACTACGCTATCACAAAAGGCGGCATAGTGTATGCGTTGCCTCGAGTGGTAGTGACGTGCCGGGGCCATATCCAACGACGCAAGGGCAAGATCATTAGTCAGTATGCGCACCGCCTCGGCTACACGTTTACCGGCGTAGCCCCACGGCACGTTCTTACCCACAGATTAATGGCGATGGCGTTCCTTGGAGCAGAAGGAGATTTCGAGGTAGATCACATTGATGGGAATAGGGCTAACAATGCTCTCTCGAACCTGCGCCTATGTAGCAGACCGCAAAACATGACAAATCGAAAGTGCGCCAACAAGACCGGAGTCCGAGGGGTGTATTTCAATGCCAAGACAGGGAGATACCATGCCTATATAGCGAGCAACGGTCGCCGCACCTATCTGGGTGGCTTTGAATGCCGGAATGCTGCTGGCAGAGCCTATGACAGAGCCGCCAGGGAACTCCACGGCGAATTTGCAACACTGAACTTCAATTAAACCAATGACAGTTACCCAAGAACAAGCGCGAGCCTTTCTCGCGGAACACGAGCACAAGCTGAGCGGCTACGCTGTAGACGTGCTGGAATCCTACATCTACAACGGCGGCCTTTCTGGTCGTGCTGCCTCGATCATGCTGACTCACGGCGTTTTCACTGGCGACCACAACAAGCACCTGGATAACGGCAAGATGACCGGCCAGGAACCACAGCAACCCGTGAACCTTTTGCGAGCATGAGCAAGAACCGAATCACACTTGCCGCGTTAGCGATGGCTCTTGCCGGAGGAACGAGCGCAGATACGGGCACCTATAAGTTTGACGCAACGCCCCGGAACGTCCGCCCGTGGTCACCTTACAGCAGTCCAGCCTGCGGTATCCCGCCTTGCGCAAATCCTGCATGGCGTCGGCGGTCAGGGATGGCCCAAAGCTATTGCGTCACAATCGGTTATCGCCGGGACGATGACGGCAAGCGCCTAACGGTCTGTCGCCACATCAATACTCGCCACCACTACCAATCTAAAGCATCAAGAGCATGAGTGAAGCCCAGTTAGCAACACACGAAGACGTCGGTGGCAATTCGATCCTTATGGTGATCGACCGAGCCGCACGAGACGAGACTGTAGACATTGAGAAGATGGAAAAGCTTCTCGATATGCAGGAGCGCATCATGAAGATGCAATCTAAGGCCGCTTTCGACAGTGCGCTTGCGGCTTTCCAGGCTGAAATCACGCCGGTGCCAAGAACCAAGGACGGTCACAACGGCAAGTATGCTCCGCTGGATCAGGTGGACCGGCACGTTAAACGCCTGCTGGAAACGCACGGCTTCTCCTATCGCTTCCGCACGGAGCCGGAGGCGGAAGGCTACATGCACGTCACCTGCATCCTGAGCCATGTTTCCGGCCACTCTGAAACCTCCAGCTTTTCAGCACCGCCTGACGACTCTGGAAAGAAGAACGCGATTCAGGCACGAGGCTCGGCGCGGTCCTATGCGCAGCGCTATACGCTTCTCGATGTGCTTGGCTTGCCGACCACGGATGACACTGACGGTGATGCAGAGCTTTCCGCCATTCAATTGGAGCTGGAAGCGCTTTGCCGGACGAGCGGCGTGCAGGATGAAGAGTTATCCGGTGCACTGATCGAAGCCGTCTTGAAGGGCCAGCCGGACTTCTGGCGCACGATGCCTAAGAAGGTCCTGCGCTATGCCGCGAGCCAAGAGGGATGGGCCAAGCTGTTCGGAAAGGAGGAAGCATGACCTTTGAGCCATACTTTGCTCCAGACAAGGAGCTGGCCACCTACGGCACCGGTTACCATTCGTTCTGTGAGTCTGCATACCGGCAGGTCCCGGCCATTAACGCCAGCACGCTCAAGCAACCGACTCCGCTGCAAATGCTCCACGAGTTGCGCAGCGAATACAAGGGCGTGAAACACTGCTTCGAGCAAGGCACGGCTTTACACAAGGCGGTGCTGGAACCGAAAGCGTTCGCCGATCTCGACTCATGGGCAATCAAGGTGACCACGGCAACGCTTGGCAAGGGTGCCGAGAAGATCAAGGAGGCGCACCCCGAAATGGCGGTTGTGACTCAAGCGATTCTCGACAAGGCCGCGTTTGCCCGTGACGCCGTGCATGAGCACAAGCAAGCCTCACGCATCCTACAGAAGCCAGGGCGGGCCGAAGTCTCAGGACTGGCCTGGGATGAAGTCAACGGCGTCTGGTGCAAGTCTCGCGTCGATTGGTTGCCTGACTCTGGCGACTGGTTGCTGGACGTGAAGACGACCAGCACGCCGGTTTCCGATGAATACAGACTCAAGCGCCAGATTCGAAACCTTGGCTATGACATTGGCGCACGGCACTACGCCGAGGTCCACCGGATGATTACCGGCAAACTGATTCCGACGTTCGTTTTCTGCTGGATCAATGGGCCGTGGGCAGCAAGCGCCAGCGCAACGAGCGCACCGTTTATCGCGCGCCTCACCGCACTGGATCGCGAGCCGGATTCCACGCCGTCTCTATTGACAGCTCAACCGGAATACGACCGCCGACTGAAAGCCTTCTGCGAAGCCGCTAAGAGCAATCACTGGTTGGCCTTCCAAGAAGAGAAGATTGCAATCGGCAGCCCTTTCTAAACCTCATGCAACACAGCATCCAATATATCAAAGATCGGCTCGTTTCGAAGAAGACGAGAGAGAACATGTTCAACGACTTCCGACCGTTGGCAGGGCCTTACGAGCTTATCAAGTTCGATGAGAAGAAGGGCGAGAACATCACGCAGCCAGGGCAGATCAAGTGGCTCGGCAATGTGATTCGAGACATGGAACGCGGCGGCATTCTCTATACGCTCGTTGGCGATCTCTCCAGCGTCTATCTCTGGCGCGATTCACACGGCATGGACCCGTTTAGCGGAGAAGATACCAAGGCGCGGATCCAGGCACAGAGACGCAGCGATTCACCTATGACCGTGAAGGAGGCGAGAGCATAGCATGAGCACACCGCGAATCATCCTGCCCGAAGGCCGGGAAGAAGAACCGGATGCGCGACCAGGGCCGATCACTTGCGCGCCGACACACGCAAGCCTTAAGCCAGGCGACCCGGTCTGGTGGACAGACGAAACCGGAGAGTATCACGGCTTCATTCACTCCCTGGAACCCGCCTCAGTCACCGGCGAGCCAATCGCCAACGTGAAGCTCGGAGAAGGGCGTTTCAAGACACGCCTGCTCAAGAACCTGAACCATGACCCGAACCTGCAACCAATCGAAGATAATGGAAACCCACTTTCACAACCTGCTTAGAGACATGGGGCCGGAGTGCATGCGCTATTGGCGCATTCAGTTCATCGACCCGATCACGTGCAATGCTTACCGCGCTACGATGTGCGCTAACAATGCTCAGATGGCCATCGCTTTCGTCATGATGGAGATGGAGCCGGGAACGCTGGAGATCGAGCATAGCGAGGGCGGAATCCTGATGGATGCGTTCCAGATCTCTTACGAGCTATACCGCCAAGTTGAGATGGCCGAGACGCCGGAAGAAGCCGAGGCGCCGCTGGCGGAAGTGGACTCACTGCTTGAGCAAATGGCAGGGCTTCTTGAAGACGAGGAAGCGGCGTAGATAGCAACCGTGTTGCGCCACCTAGAACCCTAAATTACACTCCTGTTACTCTAATAACTATAGAGCCTATCAATGAAAACAGAGAACAGACTACTAAGCACCAAAGAGGTTTCTGAAAGGCTCGGCGTCTGCACGCTAACCGTGCGCCGCTGGACCAAGAAAGGAACACTGACCGCCGTTCGCGTAGGCCCTAGGCTTCTGCGCTATCGCCTGGCTGATATCAAGAAGATCGAGGAAGGGCAATGAGGGGATGGAAAACAAAGGCTTCATCACCCTTAGCCGGGGATTCTTCGAGCACGACTTTTGGGCCGAGCAGAGAGAATACTCCAAGGCATGCGCATGGCTCGACCTTATACGCATGGCCGCATGGAAGGACACGAAACGCATCATCGGCAACAAGAGTATCAGGCTTGAGCGGGGCAGTCTCTATGCCAGCCAGAGGTTTCTTGCTGAACGGTGGGGATGGTCCACGAAGAAAGTTCGCGCGTTCCTCGTGCTGCTCGAAAAGGAATCAATGGTGGTCGTGAAAAGGAACCGCGAAGGAATCACCATTTCACTCACAAAATACGGGGAATATAACGCTAATCCGCAAAGTAAGGAACCACAAAAGAACCACCAAGGAACCGCGAAGGAACCACAAAAGAACCGCGAAGGAACCAAAGTAGAATCAAGTAAACAAGTAAAAGAAGTAAATCAAGTGTGTGAGCCCGCGCACGGCGAGCCGCTTATCAGCTTAGACCAAGCGAGATCATCTTCACCCCAAGTCGGAGTTAATCCGGATGTAGCCGAGGCATGGTGGTATCACCGAGACGCACGAGGCTGGCTGGATACAAGAGGGAACCCAATTCGCAACTGGAGAAGCGACCTGAAAAGCTTCTCTCTTTCACACGGCGAGATAGCAGCAAGACAAGGAAACGGGGCGACTCCGGCCGAGCCAGAGAAGCCTAAGCGCGGAACAGTTCCGAAGGATGTATGGCAAGACCTCTGGCGCAAATACTTCAACACCACTCCACCGGCACAACTCGACAAGGAAACACGCGACGCCCTCCTAGAGAACAGCGTTGAGTTTCGAAACATTTACTACCGCAGAACATCAAGAGCATGACAGCAACACCAGACGTATTACAAATCCCCCACAGTCCAGACGGCGAACGGGGAGTATTGAGTTCCATGATGCAGGCCCCTGGCGAAGTGATCGACGAGGTGAGATTGCAACTAGCCCCAAGTGCCTTCTACAGCGCTGGTCGTCGGCTCTTGTTTGAAACCATCATCGAGCTTCATGACGAGGGCAAACCTATTGACCTCATCATGCTGAACACCCTGTTGATCGACCGCAACAAGTTGGACTATGTGGGTGGCCCTGGAGAGATTGCCCTGATCCTGTCGTTCGCCCCATCGGCGGCGTATGTGGACCACTACGTCGGCATTGTCCGCGAGAAGGCATTGCTGCGCGGAATCCTTTACGCTGCCGAGCAAGCCCGCCGCATGGTGATGAACGCCGAAGATGCCGAGTCTTGCTTGAATCAGTTCGAGACGATGGCGCTTGAGGTTCGGGAGAAGGCTGGCCACTCGCTGGAGGATATCCCGATCATGCGCGAACTCGTCAACGACGCGATAAAGCGCCAGGAGGAAGCGCACGAGCGTTATCGGAAGGGCGACACGAGCGGCGGCGGTTTGTCATTCGGCCTCAAGGGCCTTGATGATCTCACCGGAGGAATGCACCCCGGCGAGATGACAGTGATTGCCGCGCGTCCGTCGATGGGCAAGACCGCTTTCGCCATGAACATCGTGGAACGCCTTGCTGTGGGCGAGAATCCGCGCCGCGTGCTTGTGTTCTCGAAGGAGATGCCAGCCGGATCTCTGGTTGACCGGATCTACTGCGGTCGCAATCGCATCAGCATGAACCGCCTACGGCAGGGCGCGTATTCCCAGCATCACCTGGACGGGTTCTTTGCAACGGCCAAGGCGCTAATGCCTGCTCCGGTGTGGATTGAGGATAGCTCAACGCCGTTCGAGCACATCATTGCCCACGCTCGGCGGATGAAGCGCCGGAAGGACGTTGAGCTTGTGGTGATCGACTACCTGCAACTGCTGCGGTGCTCCACTAAGTTCTATTCCCGTGAGCAGGAGGTTGCTTACATGTCCACCAGCGTCAAGAACATGGCCAAGGAACTCAAGATTCCGGTGATCGTCCTTTGCCAGCTCAACCGAGAGTCAGAGACGCAAAATCGCAAGCCGAAGGTTGCTGACCTGCGCGAGTCCGGCAGCATCGAGCAAGACGCCGACCGCATCATTCTCCTTTCGAAAGACCCTGATGGCGTGGACGACCCAAGCGAGCCGATGGCGTCACGAATCCTGATCGTCGGCAAGGATCGCAACGGAGCAACTGGCGAGGTGCCGTGCTCATTCCTTCGCCGTGCAATGCAATTCCAAGACTAACGAACCATGAGAGACAACAAATCACATCGCCAGATCATTCCGCCGCCTCGCGTAACGCAAGACGAATGGGGTGTTTCCCTCGTCATTCGAGACGGGGGCTACACCTATGACATCGAATGGCGACGCGTCGCCACCCTCCCGGCATACCTCAAGTGGATGAATCAACTTGCGGAAAAGACATGGGTTACGGCGGAGCAGCTAAACCAGTTCACTCAGCTTGTCTTCCAGCATAACGGGTGGGACTCACGAGCATGATCGACTTCCACAAGCCGCATGAACCGATCAAGCCAGGCAAGAGTCGCAGACTCGACTGGTCGGAGGCGCAATGCTCCCTGTTTGTCAGACGGCTAACCGACCCGGAGAACACTTACCACATAGCAACCACGCTTCGCGGAGAAACATTGCGACATACGAGCGAGTTTGTATCCAGCGAAGCGGCTATGGAATACGGCGTCTTGTGGATAAGAGAAAGGATCAGAGCATGAAATGGGGAGGAACAAAGCTGCTAGAGGCCTACTTGGATAATGTTGGCCACAGGAATCCGGGAAGCCCACCGCGTTATATTCTATTCTTCGGCATAGATATCCGGGTTGCCGTTGTGATTGTCACGCCGATGACGGCAACGGTTATGCCGTTTAACGATGGTAAAATCGGAGCGCAAGAAACCTACTACGACGAAGACCACGCGATCGCCAGAATCAGGGAACTTTTTGTTGAAGCACAGCGAGCACAATATGAAAACGCGCAGAATTAGCCGAGAAGGCGTCGAAGTGTACCGGAACATAAGGAAGTGCGGAAACGCGGTTAAGGCCCGTTCTCGCGCATTCTGGAGCGATCTAGAGGGCTTCCACGCATATATCAACGAGTCCGGCCACGCATATCTATACGAAGGCCAGGAAATCGTCTGCTATCTCGGAACCTTTCCACGGCCTATCGATATTGATTCGATCCTTCCAGAACTGGAGCGCAGGGCGTGGACTTACGTTAACCAAATCCAATGGCCGAAATTTGAAAAGCTGGCCGCTTAAACATCATGAGTAACAACAAAAACTTCACACCTGAAACGCCATTCCAAAGAACTACCGACAACAGCCTTGTCTACTGCTTAAAGCACGGCGGTTGGCGCAAAGGTAAGGAGGTAATGGTAAACGATGTTGCGATTTCTATTCAGGTCCCTCACGGCTTTGACCCGGAAGACTTGGAGCATGTCGCTGAAACTATCGAGAGGGCGCTAAACAGCGAGTTCCCAGCACAGGAAGAAGCATGAAAGCCACCTACAAACGCAATCCGCTTACAGCACACTTCATCGCCTCAAGAAAGAAGGCGTTCCAATACGTCACCTCTGGAGGCTCTACCTTTATCCTTGGCTTATCGTGAGTAACCCATTCATCTTCCGTCCCCAGCAGATCATCATCCTTGCTGACGGGCCTTACTTGGATCACAAGGCATTCGCTGATGCAGTGCTTCAGAGCAGGTATACAGCGATCCTTGGCGTGAATGTCGCTGGCCTCAAGCATAACACGGACGCTTGGTGTCACTACGACGACTGCTTCCGAGAAGAAACGGCCCATAACTACGGGCTGACCCATTACAACAAAAGGGGTGTCGATCTCGGCCCGCAGTTCTGGCGCAACTTCATGAAGGAGCAACGCAAGAATGGGCGCGTGTATAAGAACCCGCTCCTTACTCTGCCGCTTGTGCTTGAGTGGGCGCTTGTGACGTTCCCTGGCGCGCCGGTGCACCTTTTCGGAGTGGACCACGAGGGCGAAGGCTTGAGCCAGGTAACCTACAAGGAAAGTCACTGGGCTACGGAGCGACGGTTGCTCGCAGAGTTCCTGCCGCAATACGCCGACAGAGTCCACCAACACGGAAAGGCCAAACTACCGCTATGATTAAAGAGATCCGTTTTCTGATCGCCGCAGCAGAGCTTGCACGCGGTCACGCAAGGCCCGGTTACGAGCGTGAGCTTGCCAAGCATGTAAGCAAGGGCCGCGTTGAAACTTTGACTGAACTGAGTGAGGCCGAGCAGCAGAAGTTGCTCAACGGCCTGAGAAAGAAACTCACAAACCTACAACAAGAACAAGAGAGAGTATGAGTAACGAAACCATGCCGCGACTGCGGCAATACCTGCGGGAGCGGGGCGACTTCGACGATGTTGTCACCTCGCGATACAACGATGCGATTAGGTTCTCATCGTCATCACTCAGGAAATTCGTGGTGATCTCTCGCGTCTGGAAAGAGTTACCGAAGGCATACATCGGAACCTTCCCGAAAGAGGATGATTATCTTGTGTCAACCACAGACGAACAAGCGGCCATCGACTGGCTGGAAGCCAACTATCCGAAGGAGGAAACGAAATGAAACTGATTCGATTTGAAGACCCAGTATCGCTGGAAACAAAACTCGTAAGGCCGTCTGATATTCTTGAGATCCAGGTGGAGATTCAGGAAGACGGAGAGGTATGGGTTAGCATCTGGCGAGACAAGTGGCTGACCGATGCAGGCAATATCTCGACGGAGCTGCACGAGACGCAGTTGATATTCAAGGACTCGACCGAGTTTGCATTCTGGTGGAACGAAAACCATTTGAGCGATCAATTAGCGACACTGACAACTGGCCACTGCTGA